ACGACCCCGCGCAGGCAGATGACAATAGCAAAATCCGTTTTGCTATTGGTGACAACGTTGCTAATTACGGCGCGTTGCCAAGCAAGGCCAACATCCAAGATGAAGAGCTTGCCGCTCTTGTCACCCGTGAGGGGACGTGGGAACTGGCCACTGCCGCCGCTTTCGAGATGTTAGCGGCGGCGTGGGCTAGGGAAGTCGCGGTGTCGTTTGACAATCAATCATACGGCCGTCAAACGCCATCGCAACGCTACGAAAAACTGGCCGCTGATTGGCGGGCTAGGTTTGGTGAAAACAGTGCCCACACCGAGCTACAGGGCGGCACGATTTTGCTGGGGTATCAACAGACCTTGCCAACTGAGTACAGCTAATGCCCTCCCCTAACATTCAGTACACCACGCACAACCTAAAGAATTGGAACCGCGTAGCCAATGACCTGAGACGGTTAGCGGCCGACGTTCCCGCGTGGGCTGACCCCGTTATGTATCGTTGGGCGCAACGAATGAGGGCGACGCTTAAAAGCACCAAATACCCCCCAATGATGCCGATGCAAAAGTACGTCCGCACGGGGCGTTTTGCCAACTCGTGGGGTGTGGACAAGGTTAGAAGCGGCTGGTACGTGGTACGCAATAGTGCCACCCATCGGGGCGTTCCTTATGCCCGTTACGTGACAGGTGACGGCATGGGCAGAGGTCAAGCGTGGATGCACGTCGGCCGCTGGTGGAAGTCGAAAAATGTTATGGAAAAGCACACGCCCGAGCTTGTACGCGACTTAACCAAAGTCTACACGGATATTGACCGCTAATGGATGAACTAACCGCACTCGAGGCAATAGCCACGGCCGTTAAGACCATCACGTCGCCCGTATTCAATACTGACCATGTTTTTGTACACCCCCCTGCTGACTTTGGGGCGCAACCTGTCATTATCACGGCCTACCCTACGATTATCATATCTCGCAGTCTGTTGGGCGAAACCAACGAATGGCGGATTAAGGCGCAGGGGCTAGGGCTTAATAAGTGGACGGCGCATATTCAGGTATTTGTAGCTGAGAAGTCAACACCTGAATGCCGAGTAGAGCAGTTAGTGAGGGGATGGGACAAAGCCATAGCCGACGTGCTACTGGCCAGCCGCTCCCTTAACGGGGCTTGTTACTACATGGGCGATGCTTCCACCAACGACACGCGACTTATGGGCATCCAAACGGGATACCTGCCTTGGTTTGACCAAAACTCGCAAAACCCATCTACCTATTGGGGCATTCTCTACTCAGTGCCCATAACGCAGATTCACAACCAAACAATGGGGTAACTATGTACACCTATGACGCAACTAAGGCCAATGGCCGCACCATTGACGGCGTGCCGTGCCGAGATTTAACAGAGGGGGACGTTAAGCGGCTATCCCCCTCGCAACGGGCGGCGGTTAAATCTGCCCCGTTTTTCGTTGAGAACAAACCAGTACCCACGGCCGCACCTACTCCCAAAGCGAGCGGCAAGGACAAGGGGGAATAACCCATGACGACTAAAATTTACCTCGAGAAAATCCAAGCCGCGCTTGAGGCGACGCGGGGAACGGCTATCGCCGACCCTACTCACGTTCTGCCCATGATTAGCGGTACGGTGACACCGAAAAAGTCATTGTATGAACCCGAAGAAATGACGGGTATCATGTCAAAACAATTTCGCCACACACGCACGCGCAATTGGGGCGAATTTGAGATTGAAATGGCGGCTGACACGGCCTATTTGCCATTTCTGATGAACATGGCCGTTATTGACGAAGATACCCCAACCACCCCCGGCGGTGGCACGAATAGCCGCTTGTGGACTTTCATCCCCAGCGAAACGGCCGACGACATCAAAACGGCTACGCTTTGGAGCGGTGACGAAAATATCCAAACGTGGGTATCTGATTTTGCCGCCTTGCAAACATTGACATTCTCCAATGATGCAACGAATGAGGACGGCGCAACCGTTAGTGTTAGCGGGTTGACCAACGCGCCCGCCAAAGATTCAGCCCCTACACCAGCGGCGCGGATTACCACGGGCAAGCTATTGCCAGCTATGGCCATGAATTTATGGCTAGACACCTCCTCGGGCATTGGCACGACCGCCATCACGGGGCGGCTGATTACCGTAACTCACGAGATTAGCACGGGCGTGGAAGTGAAGTACATCCCCACGGGTAGCACGACCACCTTCGACTACTCTGCCCTCAGCCGTAACGCGGCGGCGCGGCGGCTGGTGACGACCATCACGCTTGAATTGCCAGACAGTGCCCAATACGATGTTTGGGCGGCTGACACGGTTGTAAAGTGCCGCGTTCGCCATAGCGGGCAGTTGATTGAAGGCTCGTTGTACCACTATGCTGAGTTTGACACCTATGGGCCATTGAAGGATTTGGAATGGGGCGAACACGCCACGGGCAACCGCACGGCGAGCTTCACGATTGAATCCCAATACGACACCACGTTAGCCGCGCCCTACCGCGTGGCCATCCAAAACGTTAGCACCACCCTCTAATACCATGATTAAATTCCTCACCAAAGCACAGCACGTTGTCCAGATTGACCAGTTCAGTAGCGTAACAATCCGCGCCAAAATGGATTTTAAGACGACGGCCAAAGTCCAAAACGATATGCTAAATATCTCCCTCGCCGATGGCGGCGAGATGAAAGCAAGCGGTATCTTGGCTCAAAAGTTATCCCTCTTAAAGCACAACATTTTAAGCTGGGATGGCCCCATGTTTATCGGTGACGACGGTAAACCCGTCAAGTTTTCGCCCGATGTTCTGGACAGTTTAGACCCCGTCGAAAGTGAGGGCTTTATCACCCTGCTTTTTGACACCATCGCCAAACTGAACAAAGGCAAAGAAGAGGCGGCAGAGGGTGATAACCCTTTGCTGGGCGCACCCGCTACCTCGAAAGCGTAAAACGACGCTGGCGGGCTGGATTAGAGGGCGAAAAGTTAAACGAGCCGTGCGGTGAATATGACATTTACGTCACGTTCGCCACACGGCTTAACTGGACACCTGACATGGTGCACGAATTAGACCCCCATTTCGTTGATGAGCTTTTAGCGCGTTGGTCAGCCGAAGGCGACATAGCCGAAAAACAGCGCAAAGAAAGCGAAAAGCAACGGGCAAAGAACGAAGCTAAACGTAGGCGGTAAACATGGCAACAGTAGACTTAATTGCACGGCTAACCGCTCAGGGAGAGGCGCAATTCGTAGGGGCGTTAGGCTCGGCCGATAGTGCTATCTCTGGATTGGGCAGAACGGCCGTTAATTCTGCCCAATCTCTCGGGCGGCTGTTCACGGGCGGGATTGTAGCAGGGGCGACGGCCTTTGGCGTGGCACTTGGGGCAGGCGCGTTAGAGGGGCTACGATTCAATAATTCGATGGAGCAGGTATCGGCGCAACTTATGGCGTTCCTGAAAGATGGGGACAAAGTAGAGGCGACGCTGGCCATGATACAAGAGAGAGCCGCCAATACACCATTTGCCTTTGAGGATATGGCGAAGGCGGTCACGGGGCTAATCCCCGCCGCTACACAAGCAAGCATACCGATAGAGGAGCTAATCGGCCTAGCTGAGATTTTGGCCGCTTCCAACCCCGCAGAGGGGTTAGAGGGCGCGGCGTTTGCACTTCGTGAGGCCGTTAGCGGTGATTTTACCTCTATCATTGAACGGTTTAACCTTCCCCGCGCCTACATTAACCAACTAAGGGAGGAGGGCGTGCCCGCGCTTGAAGCGGTACAGATGGCGATGGCGCAATTGGGGCTAGACACCGATTTAGTAACCAATCTCGCCCAAACATTTGAGGGGAGGTGGTCAACCGTTAAAGATACTTTTGTAGGGCTTGCCGCCCAACTGACCAAGCCAATTTTCGACGTGCTGAGTACCAGCATGGGCGGCTTTTTGGAAACACTGAACCAAGCCAAACCGCAAATAGATGCTTTTGTAACGGGCATAACGGGCGCGATTGGCGGATTTATAGCCAACTTGCAAGAGGGGATGACCCCGCTCAACGCTTTTATAGAAGCGATTTGGAACATTGCCCCGCGCTCTGTTCTTGACGCGCTGGTAAATCTTCGAGATAACATTATCCCCGCAATTGGCGAGGCGTTTAGCACTTACATTCAGCCCATCATTGACTTTGTGACCGAAAACGTCAAGCTGGGCGACGTTCTGACGGCCGTTGGTATCGTTATAGCGGCCGTGGTTATCCCCGCCATTGCAAGCATGATAGCGGCGGCGGCTCCCCTTATCCTAACCTTTGCCGCCATCGTAGCAGGGGTGACACTGGTCAGAACGGCATGGGAGGAGAATTGGGGCGGGATTCAGGAAAAGACCGCCGAGGTGGGCGCGTATTTAGCCGAGCTTTTCAATGGTACGATTATCCCCGCCCTGCTCGTGTTTTCGGCATGGTTCACAGAGAATCAGGAAACAATTGTAACCGCCCTCACAGCGATAGCGGCGGGGCTGGCCACGTTCTCTATCCTCAGCACAGTAGCGGGATGGGTGACGGCACTCATCGCCGCATGGGGCGCGTTAAGCGCGGGCATCACGGCCGCTGGGGGTATCATCACCGCTATTGTAGCCGTGCTAGGTGGCCCCGTGACGCTGGTCATTGCCGCCGTTGCCGCCGCCGTTGCCCTGCTCGGGTATGCGTGGGGCCAAAATTGGGGTGGCATACAAGAGAAAACAGCCACGGCTATAGAGTTTGTCAAAACAACCATCGCGGCGGGGCTGGCCGCCATCCAATTATTTTGGGACACGCACGGGGCGACAATCATCGCCACGGCTACCGCTATCTGGGAGGGGATAGTAGCGGCCGTAACTACCTATGTCGAGATGTTAAAAGCCAACATAGCTACGGCCGTTGCCACGGTGCAAACGATTTGGAGCGGGCTACAAGCGTTGTGGGAGGTAACATCTAGCGTATTCTCGCAGATTTACGCCATATTCAAGGATTCACTCGCCCTCATTTTGGGCGTTATCTCGACGGCCTTGTTTGCTATAACGGGGGATATGGATAGCGCGGGCAAAGCGTGGACTGAGGTTGTTGAAGTGGCAGGGGCTAGGATTAAAGAGGGCTGGACGGCCGTATGGAACACCATTAAAAACTTTACCACGCAGGTCATGGTAGCGGTGCAGGGCGTGGTCAGCAACGCAATGGTTAGCCTAGGGGCGGCGATAATGTCAGGGCTTACAGCTATCAAAACGGCCGTAAGTAATGGTTGGAACGCTGTTAAAAATCTGACCATGACGGCCATCGTGAATATCACCAACACCGTCAAAAACACCGATTGGGCGGCCGTTGGGCTGGCCATTGCAATGGGTATCGTTAATGGTATTTCTTCGGGCGTGGCAATGGTGACAGAGGCGGCGGCTAATCTCGCCCAATCCGCCCTAGACGCGGCCAAAGCGTTGCTGGGCATTCAATCCCCTTCGCGCATGTTTTACGAGATTGGCGAGAACGTAGCGCAAGGGTTTATTAACGCTTTGGGGGACAATGAAGGCAACGTATCGGCGGCCGTGGATAGCATGTTAACCATTACAAGCTCGTTGTCTAGCATAGGGTCCACTATCAGCGGCATATACCAAAAGAACGAACTAGACCCCCTTAAAGCGGCCTTAGATGGCATTGGTCAATCCATTGGCGGCATTGATGCAAAAGGTTTGGCGGATTCGTTGGGAATTACCCTAGACCAATTTAGGTCACTTGGGGTAGACGAATTAAATGCAATGGGCGGCATGGGGGCGTTTGGTAGTCAATCCGCTGAAGCACAACGCTATATTGACCTGCTAAAAGAGCGGGCGCGGTTGCAAGACGAGCTATACGACAAGTCGCAAGCCATGTTAGAGCTTGAGAAGCAACAACAGGACTTGGCATTACTCAAGGCGCAACAAGACCTATTGAACCTCATTCGTGACAACAACCTAAGCGCGTCAATTCTCGACGGCTTAGAGCTTGGGCTTGACGCTGACTTAGGCGCAATCATGGCGGCGATGTCGGCCGCTATGCAAGAGATGTTGGCGGCGGCACAAACGGAGCTAGGCATAGCGTCGCCATCCAAAGAGTTTTACCGAATCGGGCAACAAGTGACGGCTGGCCTAGCCAATGCGCTATGGGCGGGCGAGGGCATGATAAGCGGGGCAATGACCGACCTCGTTACCGTGCCGAGCATGGCAAACATGAGCGCGGCAACCATGCCCACATTCACCAATAGCACGGCTGACCCAACGGGCGGTTTCGCGGCGCAAACAATCAACATCACTGTAAAGATAGAGGGCGGCACAACCGACCAACGCACGGCCGCGCAACGTGGGGTAGACGAAGCTCTGCAGGCGGCGGGCATTAACGCAGACATACGACGTAGAATGTAGGTAAATATCATGCAATTACTCGAGATAACAGACGGCACGACAACCATTGACTTCCTAGACATGGCGGGCAATTACTCGCTTGAAAATGAGGGATGGCGGCCGACTGTGCCCAACAAACGAATGAGCCAACTAGGGGGCAATGGGAGCTATGAATCGGTACGGGAAACAATGGATTTGCTCGTGCGACCCGTGACGGGCGGCTTGACGGCTAATGAGGCGTTGGTGCAATTGCGCCTACTGATGGAGCAAGCCGAACGCTGGGGCATGGGTGACACCACAGTAGACCCCGTGCGGTTGCGCTTCCAATTAGAGGCGGATGCTTTCCCCCAAGAGAATGTTATCATAGGGGCAAGCGGCAACGCGGCGATTATGACGCTCCCCCCTCAGCACGTAGACCTCCCGCTGGGCACGATTAGCCACCCCGTGACGCTGGATTTTGAGCGGCGGGGCGATTGGTTGCTCTATCCTGAGACGGTTAACTATGTCAAAAACGGCAGTTTTGAGGCGTTCGCGGCGGGCGACTTTGCCAACTGGACGCAATTCGGAAAGCCTACCCTTACACGGTCAACAAGCAACGTCACCCAAGGGAGCTATAGCGCACGGGTTCAAGTGACCTCGCCCAACATTTACGGCGTGTACCAAGATGTTGTACTGACCAACGCGGTGCAATACACAATAACCGTCAACGTCAATGTGGTAAGCGGCGCGGCGCAACTGGTAGTTTACCAATACGGCGGATTCGTGTTTGTTTCCTCTGGTCTATCGGCTGGGTTAGGGGCGCAAACGATAACAGTTTTTGCAACGGCGGCGGCGGGCGGGCTTCGTGTGGCACTGCTTAACACGGGCGTAACAAGTGACCTCTACTTCGACGCGGTGCAAGTAGAGCAAGGGGCGGTAGCTACCGATTGGTCGCCTTCCATTAGCTCATTCATTGTTGACAGCACGGCCGCTACAATCCCCTCGGTTCACACGCTGGCATGGGATAGCGACGCGGCGGGGGAGGGGTTCGACAATCCGACCGACATATCTATTGACATAGACTACACAAAACTAAACGGCATCCCATCGGGGATGGATGGGGTTGTTGTTTTTGCCAGAGAAAGCGGGGCTATCTCTATCATAAACGCGGGCGGTATCACAACCTCTGGTGTTTGGACAAGCAAGGCTGATGCTGGCAATTACGCGTTTGGCGGAACCGTTTTGGCTGGAACGGCGGCGGGTGAATCTGGAACTATAACGATATTCTCAGGGCGAGACGTTCAAACGGCTCAGGTCTTTTTGACCGTCAAGCCGACCGACGGCCGAGTTTGGGGGCTTAGGGTTGTTGGCAATACCCCGCTAACCTCAGAAAGGAACTATAGCCCAATCGTGTACATAGAAGGGCAAGACGAGGCGCGTGTTGTAAACATGGGGAGCATTCGTACTATAGCAAATCGGCTTGATTCTATGTCTTTGGAAATCACATCCGTTAGCGGCTCGGGCGCGGGGGAGTTGCGAGTGGACGCGGTTGTTTTGTATGATGCACCATACGGCGCGGCGGCGACGATTAACCAGTTTAACCCGCTCGATGGTAATCTGTACGATGTTGGGGTTCAGTTAATCACGGGGCTATTGCCTAACAATTACAGGGCTAACGCCGTTTCGTTTTTGCAAAAGACAAGCGGGACAATCACATCGCTACGGGCGGCTGGTTCAATTGGGTTTATGTGCAGGAATGATACAATGTATGCGGTTCCTCTGTTTACGCCATTCCCCTATGGGCCAGAGTATAGGCTTTATGTGGTATCATCTTCGTTGGCGGTTGATATGTCTATGTCAGCTACCCGCGCCATTGCGAACCTGCTCCCCAACTAGCCTATGATAACTCTCGCCCTTACCGTCAACGACGAACCCGTAACCGCGCCCGTTGCTCCCACATCCCTTGAGTTTGGCACAAGCAAACGGGGGTACGCGGGGCTTCGGGCTACGCTTCCCGCTACACTCGAGGAGGCGTTTAGGCTTTACGATACCAGCGGGATGGTAAGGGCGCGGGTGGCTGATGACCATGCCAACATTGTTTGGGACGGCCGTATAGAGGATTGGGAGATAACCAGAATGGGCATAGCTGTAACGGGATTCGGCTATTGGCGGGCGTTATCTGACCTCCCCTATACCGCCCTATGGTCAGTGTCCACATCGGCGGGATGGCGGGAATTACAAACGACCGAGGTGTCAATTAGCAAGCCGAAGCGGGGGAGCATTGACAATAACAACCGCGTGTTTTTGGCTATCAACAAAAACTCCCAAACCAACACCAGTAACTACATAGCGGCCGTGTACGAATTGCCAGATAAGGGCAACAGGACGGCCGACACCATAGCCTTTGACTATGTGCTGACTAACGCCACAGGGTCAACCTATCACATGCTCATGCGGACGTATGATAGCGCGTGGTCTCAGGTGGATAGCAGTACGGTGGTCAGTAATAGTGGCAATGCCAGCGGCTCCTACTCGTTCTCTATTGGAGCGGCCGTGACCCGCGTCGCCCTGCTCTTCGCCCGTAACTCGGGAACGCTTACAACCTATTCAGGCGAGACGGGGGAACTATACGCACGTGCTACCAATATCAGAATGAAGACAACGGATAGCGCGGCCGTCTATCTGAACGAGATAGCCCAAGAGATAGCGACATACGTCAACACGGCAAACCCTGACCAGCTTAGTGACACCATTTTAGACCTCGCGGCCGACGGGCTGGATTTTGACAATGAACTATACGAGGATGCAGACCCCGCCCAAATACTCGAGGAGCTTGCCGAATCTAACGGCTACCATGTGGGCGTATGGGATGACCAGCGCATACGGATAGAGGCGTATGATGACGCTGGGCTAGATTACTATGCGGACATAGTAGGCGAGTTGCAGGTGCAACGTTCGCTTGATTCACTCACGACTGAGGGGTATGCTAGATACAAAGAAGAGGGCGGGCGGACGTTGCGAACAAATACGGCCGTGACCTTGACAATTGGCGGGGGGACAGGACGGCGAACGGCCGTTAATAAATACGGCATAGCCCGACGCGCATTTGTCGGGGCTGACACCACTAGCTCCACAACGGCCGATAGCGAACGTGACGCATTTTTAGCCGACCGTGGGGATTATGCGATTCGGGTAAGTATGACCATTCGCGCCGTGTTTGACGCAAGCGGGGCGCGTGTGCCGCTCTATCAACTCAGGGCGCATGACCGTATCACCATACGCAACCTGTCGCCCTCGCTATCTGCTACAATAGACAATATCCGCTCGTTCACCATTGCCCGAACGAATTACAACGCGGCTGATGATTCTATTCAACTCGAGCCAGCCATCCCCGTGCCGACGCTCGTCACCATGATAGCGGCGCGGCGGGGTACAGTCATACAAGAGACAGGGCGAATTAGACCGAGGTAACAATGACAGTACAAGGCGCACAGCAATTAAAGCTCCCCGCTGGGGTCGTGGGTGGCACGGGGTTAACCGTCACTATCCAATGGCCGACAGCTGGCGTAACGCTAACAGGCACGACGGGGATAACAGGAACGAAGCGCAATATCTCCACTGGGGTAAAAACTGCCTTAAATGGCACGATGACGGCAACCACCGCCACCGCCTTTACTTGGAAGTTTGGGAGCAATGACGTGTCAACATCGGGTGACTACGAAGTGCAATTCACGGCCGCTTTCGTGTTGGGCAACATCGTGTCAGCCCCTAGCCCGTGGAAAGTTTACGCCGCTATAGTGGTGTAATTGTGGTATACTGATTCCTATGATTTGTAGCGGCATCCCCCTCCAAAACCACACCACCGCCCCGAAAAAGGGGGAATACGCATGAGACAAACCGACACCCGCGTCACGGCCGCTCGCATGGCCGTTCTAACTGAGATACGCCACGGCAAAGACGTTGAGGAACGCTTTGAGGCCACGTACTCGGCACTTTCAGAGGTTGAGGAACGGTTGCAAATCGCAGAGGAAACGGCTGGTAAAATAGCCGATATTCAAGCGGTTATCCACCAGCTAAAACAGCTTGTCATGGGCGATGATAGCATACGGCTCAAAGGGGTGGTGTCGTTACATGACCAATTCGAGACAATCCAGAATACGCTCAGGATGCAATCGGCCGCTATGGTGGTCATGGTTGTAGGGATGCTGATTCTTTTGGCCGTGTTCGTTATGGGGTAAATTATGGGTATCACTGAAGAAACCGCCCGCGCCATACTCATATCCGTAATAGTTTCGCAGATGTTCAATATCGGGCTGATGGGCTGGATGTTTTGGCGATTCTCTATGGTTCTCGGGAACGTTTTGGAAAGTGCCGTAAGGAGTAACAAGAATGAATGACTTTGCAAAGGGGGCAATAGTCGGGATTATTTTGCTGGCCATTTTGGGGGCTGTGCTGTTGTTGATGATTGGCTAAAATGTTTCCTAGGAAACATTGCCGCGCCGCCCTTGCCCTGCTACAATGTTTTTGCGGTTGATATGGGGGAAACATAGACGGCCGTAAACGAAAAAGCCCCTCACATAACAGTGAGGGGCTTTTTGCTTTGGTGGGGGATGGCGGGAGTGAGGCTATTTGTAAGGGGCTATAATTTTTTTAATGGCCTCTAGTTCGGTGGTTGAGAGTTTAACAAAACGGAACCCCTCTATCTCTTTAATAAGAGTTCGTTTGTAAAGGTCTTGTGCGTACCCATCTACCCGCGCCTGAGTTTCGGGGGTTAGTTCTAACAGCCTGTCACGGTCACGCCATGCGCTGTAAGCCACGGCTTCTACCCCGTCTTTCTTGGTAAACTTTTGATTGCCGTTAACCTCGAGTTGTGTTTTCGTTTCTCGCGTCACGGTCACAATCTCGTACTTTTGCACAAAGCCAAAGCCTCCGCTTACCTTTACGGCCTTGTCGCCAACTTTCAGGTTTAATTGTTCGCTCATGTCCATATCTCCTATTGTCTATCTATGGCCTCGCGACGCTTCTTGTTGCGCCCCTCTCGGCGTGTGTTATCATGTGGCTACATCGCTCCTCAGGTTCCGCTCCTCCCGAGAAAGCCCCGTCAAATGTTTGGCGGGGCTTTTGTTTTGCCTAGCCCGCTAATCGTTTCCACTCAGTAGCCGTTTCGGGCGATATATTGAAACCTTTGGCCACATATTCAGCGGGCATGTTTTTCACTAACGCCTTTTGGTTTGGCGGCAAGAGATTAAAATCACAAAGCTCATTCACCTTTGTTTGCCCAATGGCGACAAGTTCTTGCAAGTTTTCGCAATCATCGTCACCCCACTGACTTAGTGCGACTGTATTGTTGGGTGTGTACACCGTTACAGAGGGAAGGTAGGTTGGCCGACAAAATGCCATAATCTCGAATCCATTTACCTTAACAGTTGTCTTGTCCATTTGCTTTTCTCCTGTCTACTTGCTTGCTGTCTATGTTTAGAATTATAGGGCAGTCCTCCGCCCTTGTCTGTTAAGTTGGTTACAGTTAGGGAGTAAAGTTAGGCGGCTCCCATCCCCCTATTATTAAGCCGATACAAGGTAAGGGGCTTTGCCTAAAACAATCGTCCCAAGCTTCCCCATCTCAATCCAGCACCACCCCCAGCTAACACTACCGAATTGTTCCCAGTTACCCGCCGCCGCTGGCATTGCGATAGAGATAATTTTATCCGCTTGTTCCTTCGTAATGGCTACTCGGCTTTTCCCGTTTTTAGATGTGCCCAAATCGCATACTAATCGGTACTCGCCGCTTTTCAATATCACCATGCCAGAGGTGGACAAATCTCTGTATTGGTAGGTTGTTGCGTTTTGTTGGTCGCTCATGTGCTTGTTTCCTTGTTTATTCTGCGTTTGGTTATAGATGAATTGTAAGGCCAAAATCAGCCCACATCTATAAACTACGCTACAGTTCAGCCATGTAACTGCGTAGAATCCGCCGCTTCGCAATAATTAGAACGGCTAGGTAGTGGGCGTTGCCAGAGCATAAACCTTGAACGTGGCTAATCATTGCCATTTGTTGCTTCTTATCGCTTGTCGCGGCTTTCAATTCCGCCTCTACTGCTTTTACCTCATTGATTGTTTTCCGCATGATGTTTTCTCCTGTGTGTTTGTGCTTGCTGTCTATAGGGAGAATTATAAACCACCCTGCCCCCACATCTATAAACTACGCTACACTTTCGCAGTAAACCTACACCAATTTGGTACGAAAAAGCCCCGTGGTTAGCGGGGCTTTTGGTTGGGTGTGGTGGTTGCGCCTATTCGCTTGTCATGCGCTGATATGCCCGTAGCATATCCATTGCTTTCTCAAACACCTCTTCGGCCGTCATGTAAGTGGTGGCTGTGCTATCGCCATCGGTTACAGTAACTGAGTACGCTATCCCAATTGGGCGCAACTCAGGGCGGTAGGAATTGGAAACGTCTACGATGTGGGATTTAATCGTGCCCTTGCTAAATTTGCTCATGTTTTTGTTTCTCCAAATGTGCTATCAAACTCTCTAACGCCGCTATAGCCCGCTCCTCGGTGGCACAAGCGCAAACCATAGCGGGCTTGCCGTTATAAATCGTGGTGGCCGTCCAAGTGCCGTCTCGTTGTTGCGTGGTGGTGATGGTCATGGTTGCTAAAATCCTTCCGCCTTGAACGTGGCAAGCGAGTTTAACGCCTCCGCGATGTCGCCCACATGACCTTGCCCTTGCGTTAGCCTCATGGTTGCCGTGGCCTGTGCAATCATAGCGTGCAAATATGCGCGTTGCATATAAACGGCGGCGTGGGCAGGGTGTTCGACAAGCAAGTTTGTCGCTTGCCCTTCGCTCCACATGGCTTGCTTGACGTGCCAATCAAAGCGGCCTGTTAACGACGTGTTGTCAATCTCTATCATCTTTTCGTCACTCATCACATTCTCCTTGTCGTTTCGGTTGGTAAGCGGCTCCCCCCGCTTTGCTATGCAGTTTCCAGTTGGTCGCGTATGCCAATCGCTTGGTTGTAAAACCAAACGTCTTGCGCGGTCTCCATTTCGTACCCGTAAAGCATTACCAAGCGGTTGGCCTCGTATAATGCTACCCGTTGCGCGTCGGCTAAAGTTTTCTCTATAACTTTAATAACTTCTTGAAAGCCAATTTTTGCGGTGAATACGGTTTGATTATTTTCTTGGGTGAATTTAACTTGTGCCATTTGCTTAGTCCTTTTTGCTACTCATTTGCTTGCTGTCTATAGTGAGTATTTTACACCCCCTCACCCCCGCAATCTATAAACTAGATTACACTTTTACAGTAAACCTAAACGAAAAACCCCGCTTTGTGGGCGGGGTCTTTCTGGACAGGAGTTAGCATGAGCGAGATACGGGGTTATGGTAGCACGGCGGCTATTTCTCGTCAAACATCCACTCTATAACCTGATGCGCCTTGATTGACGTGTACTTACGAAACCCCGCTATGGGGTAGCGCATAACAGACACCTCCCCATCATGCACCCACACCACGAGGGATAAGCCGCCGAGGTCATGGTGGCGTTGCAGGGCGGCGTGTTGGTGGCTTTCCAGCATAGAATAGGGCAGTGACCCGTCTCGCGTCTTGACTTCCACCAGAACCGAACGGCCGCTAACTGGCATAACCCCGCGAAAATCCCCGCTAACGGGCGCGAGGGGGTAAGCCGATACTATACGGTTGCCTTTGCGGATGATACCCCAGCCCGTGGGCATAGGCTCTACCATCTCGACACCACGGCGGCGCAATTCAATAGCGGCTATGGCCTCGCCCGCCGCGCCTTGTTTGCGGTTAGCGGATTGCTTGCTATTGCGTGGCATGTTGCGCCTCCCATACCACGCATTGCCGATTGAATTCGGCCACGGCCGCGCCCAAGTCGGCAAATATGCCAGCGGTTTCTAGGGATTGACAACGAACCAAGAACAGGGCTGAATCGTCCGTGACCCCATTGCTTTTAAGCTCCACCCCATTCCATTTCAGCACTAATTCGACGCGGTGTCGACTTGTAAACAGCTTGTCACCCCTCATTCCTTCTATGCGATTGATTGACAAATCAGTTCCTTCTCTGAACTGATTCAATCGCCCTTTTAGCATATCATGCGCTTGATTTATTGTTATCATCGTGCCACCTGTGGGCTATTCTGCCCATTGTACCGCCCTGTCGCATCGTAGCCACGGCTCGGCCGCTGTGCCATTTTCATCAGCACCAATTGTACAATCGGCTGGCCTCGTTTTAGGGTGACGGGGTAGGGGTGTAGGTTGGTGACTTCCAACGTTGCCGTGCCCTGAAAAGAGGGGTCGAACCATCCCGCGTGAAGATGCTCTAGCCCCATGCGCCCCATGCTAGACTTTAACATCAGCATACCACCGTAGTCTATGGGCATGGTGACGTATTCTATCGTGTCGAGCAGGAACAATTGCCCCTGCTCTATCACCAGTTCATCGCTATCCATTACGGCCGTCCACCGCTCGAGCGTGTTGGTTGCCCAACGCCAGCGGCCTGAATAGCGCAGGTCAATAGAGGCGGGGTTGACCATAGCGGGGTCGAAGGGGGTTGCACCGCCCTGCTTTGCCCACTCGTGTATCATGCGGTCATTCATTACCATTTTACACCTTCTCTTTTGCGGCCGTTTGCCAGTAAAACAACTAACCGCTCTGCAAACAAATTTAGCAGAGCCGCTTCCACATCAGCTAGGCTTTTTTAGCTCTCCCATTCAAGCGGGCTGAAAACGTAGCTGAACACAATGTATTCTGCCCCGTCCCACTCTATCCTAAGCGGGTCACAACTCTTGTGACTGCCATCCCCGCCCGTCAACCGCTCCTCTAATTGCCAGAGATGGTAGGCAAGCACGGTAATGCACTCCGCTCTCGCCTTATCGTCTAGGGGAACATACACAAAAGATTGGAAGCGCATAGGTTCCTCTATTTCCCATGTGTCAGGCGCGGGGCAGGCCTCTTGGCTAACCGCCTCCGCTTCCACCAGCCCCCTAGCGAACTCGAATAGTTGCGCGGGGGTCATGGTGTGGCCGTCTATATTGATGTTGATTTCGTAGTGCGTGGTACTCATTCGTCCTCGCTTGCCTCCCATACCAAAAACCAAAAGAAGCCAATCGTGCCAATTGCCACCAGCGAGGTCTTGTTGTCTTCAACCCCGTATGCCGTGACCACTGCCGCCATAAAAATAGCGACGAGCGCACGAGCGGCGGGGCGAGTGGCAAACATTGAAACAATGCGCTTAATCATTTCACCCCCCTTCGTTCCCCATGCCGCTTGCTTGGGCGCGGCCGTGCGTTGAGCCGAGCGGCGCGGCGTTGGTAGGCGGTCATCCGTCGCGCTTTACGGGCAATCATCACATGAGCCTTGGTATGCTTTGCTATACCAGATTCAAGACCGTTCGCAATTGCACGGGCGGCGGCAATAAAAAAGTCGCCCATTTCTCTGATTGATAGCCCTGTGGAGGCAACCGCCCTAAACGCTTTTTCGCAACTCTCTTTTTCTTCTTTGCTTATCATATCACCTCATTGCTAACGGCTCCCCCGTTGTTATGCAATACCAAGTTCCTTTTTTGCCCTGTCAACGATGGCGGCAAACTCGGCAAACTCTTGTTTATTCATGTGCGTTAGAGTGTACATTTTTCCCCCTCCGTTAACCCACATTGAAACCGTAGCCACTTTGTTATGCGGCTTGACATTTAGCTCAATTGCGCCCTCGTCCACATTTACAACCTCAATAAATCCTTTACTCATGTTGTTGCCTATCCTCGCTAACGGCTCCCCCCTAACTAATCCGCCAATAATATCACGCCCCGCTGTATTTTTGGTGAATCTCTACCATGCGCTTTGCGTGTTGGTACGCCGCCTCTATCCGCTCGAAGTCGGCCGTGTTGCGAGAAGTCGAGTACTCCTTTTCCCCCGCAAACCATTCATCCCACTCTGTGATTGTTTTTGTTTTGCACCCAATTGACACCGTTGTCGTTTCTGAAATTCTCCAAGTAACCTTCCATTTTTGGAACGATGGAAGGTTTGCGCCTGTCAGGTCTGCGCGGCTCAGGTCTGCGCCTGTCAGGTCTGCGTCTCTCAGGTTTGCGTCTCTCAGGTTTGCGCCTCTCAGGTTTGCGCGGCTCAGGTTTGCGTCTCTCAGGTTTGCGTCTCTCAGGTTTGCGCCTGTCAGGTCTGCGTCTCTCAGGTCTGCGCCTCTCAGGTCTGCGCGGCGCGGCTTAATCCCATTCTCGTAGCCAATCCATGCAAGGTGTGGCTGACACCAGTCGTATTGCTCCATGTGTTCTGCCATTGTTTTCTCCTATTGCGTGTGCGCTCGCGCGCTTGTTTGTTGATAGTGGAAGTATACCCCCTCCCGACCCTCGCTGTCTGTTAACTGGGCTACAGTTTGCTAATCGCCACTCGCCCCTTGCTCGGCAACATAGGGCGAGTTGGGCGGCACAGTGGCGGCAAGTTGCGCCGAATCTTGCCGCCATTTACGGATAGTTCGCTCGGCAACGTGCGGGTACTTTTCGGCAAGTTGGGCAGGTGTGGCATGGGCAATTGTCAACCGCTCCTCTGGTGACATCGTTCGCCATGATACCTTTTCGCTTGCTTCTTGCCGCTTTTCATGTGGCAAGTTGTCGCTATCTTGCCGCGAAGTTGCCGCCGTTTTCGCCGCTATTTTCGCCATTCGTTCCTCATGTGCAAGCCGCTCTTTTTCGGCCGCCTGCTGGTCTATTCGCTCTTGTCGTTGGGCGGCTAACTGGTCGCGCTCTTTTTGACGTTCTGCCTCAAGCCGTATGGCCTCTAACTTCGCTTCGTTATCAGCCGCCAGTTGCGCCTCTATTGCCCGTTGCGCCTCGTTTTCGCTTGCAATGGATTGTTCCTCAAAGACAATAATTGAATCGTGTAGGCCGAGTATTAGATAGCCTAGGGGAGCCATGAAAAACATGATACGCCCGAACCCTTCCAGCTTGTACGCCCCTAGCACGACATAGGCAATGAGTACGGCCGTTGCCACCAGCCCCTCTTTTGTCAACCCTAACCGAAAAGACTTGACGGCCGTATGCCCTGCGAAGATACCAATACCCTCTAGCCCAATAGCGGCAAACGTGCCTACGATGTTGCCCAGCCATGCCGTCTCTATCGTGCTGGCCACGGCCGCGCCGAAAAAGTAGGCGGGGGCTACTGGGGTGGCAATGATTGATAGCCAGCCAATGATAGTGAAGATGGTTTTATTCATACTATCACCACCTCTAAACAATCAAAAATCATTGCATCAAACCACCGTTGGCAAGCGTCTTGGGCTTCTTTGGCCGACTTCGCGCCTCGTTCGGTTATCCGTTGGTTGCCATTGCCCACGTTGGGAATAAAGCACCCCCACGCTACAACCTCGCCCGTTGTTTTCTTTTGTTCCTGAACGTCAAACGTGCCAAAAGGTGTTTTTGCTTCCCACCAGTATTTTGTTTTAATCCACTCGAGTTTCTTAACTTTCACGCTCATTCCTGCCTCCTACGATGATACACGCCACCACCAAAACAGCGGCGGCGAACGATAAAAAGAGCAACCCTCCCCAGAACATTACAACCTCTTGCCGCCTAGCTCCAAATAAATGGTAACTAGCAAAATCAAAACCGAGCCAGACAAGGCCGCGCTTACCCAATCTCCCTTAAACGAAGTCCCAACTCCAATGATAAGCACTAGGAAAATGCTATACAGGAATATCCCCTTTTGCTTTTTGTCCATTACAAATTCCTCGCAATTGTCACGATTGACCACCCCAAAATGGGGAGGCATAGAAGCGTTAAACAAATCACTGTGTAAATCATTTCTGGTCAATCCTTGCCCTAATCAGAGCCACTAAGACCCCGCCCACGCCATTAGCCACCACATAGAGTAGAGCCATAGCGCACACAATAGCCACGCCAATAAAGCATCCCTGAACGATACCCATTTACTGCCCCCTGCGCTGTTGTTGCGCTTGGGCGCGGTTCGGGTCGCGGACTGGTTGCGCGGGGCGGATTTCTTGCGGGGCGTTTTGTTGGTTGCCGTTCGGTTGACGGCGTTCGTTTTGCGTTGCACCATTCACGGCCTCTCGCGCTTTTTTTAGGGCGATTTTAACCCCACTATATGCCTTGGCGAATTGCACCACGGCGGGGGTGAATCCCTCGAGTAACAGGCCAGCGGATGATACAAACAAAATCACGCTGAATACTGAGTAGAAAAATGTCAGCAGGGCGGCAAAGGCGAGTGCGGTCATGGTTTGGCTATCCCCTACGCCGTCCACAACATAAGCCCATGCCGATGATAGGATACGGCCGTGGTCTGCCCGATGATAGAGGTCTACCGAAAAATCAATCGTTTCCAGCACGGCAACCGTTACCATTGCCCAACGCTGGCTAGTGTCGCTCAGGTAGATATAGCCAAAAATGGTACTGCCCAACTGAGGGACGGCCGACACGACAAAATACATAAATGCAAATGTAGCGGGCACGACGCTAAACCGTTGCTCTATCTCTTGCACCCCAAGGTACGAGCTAATGTAATCTTCGCCATAGGATAATCCCCCTGCGATTAGCCCGCAAAAGGCGAAAAGCATTACCAAAATAATAACGGGGCTATCCTCTAATTTTCGGTTGACCGTTCTGAATAAGTTCGTCATTTGCTACTCCAAAAAAGTGGTGGGTGGTGGTGGAAGTGGTGGCTGGGTGGTGGTGGTACCTCGAGTACCACCACTTATTCTACCAACTCCCACACTTGCCCGCGTTGTTGCACCATGCCCCGCTCTTGCAAGAATGACATGAGATTTTGCGCCTCTGGATTTTCGGGAAAGCGGCTAATTCCCAGCGCGTCGGCTAATGCTCGGTTGCTGATATGCCGCTTGTTAATCTTGCCATTCGTTACCGCTGAAACAAACGCCGCGTAGTGGCGAGGGGCACGTTGCAATCCGTTAGCATTGTCGCTTCCAGTGCCCACAATTTGCGCCCGTGGTGGGCTAAATTCGGCCAGATTTACTGTAGGGGCTGTCATTGTTGGTTCGCTCGTTGTGGCGCGTTTTGGCGCGGTCGTGGGCGGCGGCAATACTTCGGGCTGGCTATCCTGAACGGGCGCGGCCATTGGGTAGTTGCGCTCACGATACCAGTCAAGGGCTACGGCCGTGCCATAAGCGGCGATAATCGCACTAAGCGCGGCAAATACCCACGCCTCCGCTACGATGTGCCCAGCGTTTAGGAACGATAGGAGAGCCATAGAAGCGAAGGTGATAATACCAACGCGGCGGGATTGTCGAGAAATGTAAATGTCAGGGTACATAGTATCCTCGGCTCCCATCCCGCTAAAACGGAATATCTTCGTCTAAACTTTCCACCGCGCTAGCGGCCGTATCTTGCCGTCCTTCTCCCCCGCCCTCTTCACGGCCGCTCAAAAACTTGAGGCTTTCGGCGTGAATCTCGAAGCTCGCCCCTACCGTGCCGTCGCGCCGCGTAAACGTGCGCGGGCTACCCGTTTGCCCATCGGGAATTAGCCGCCCTTCTACCAACACCTTACGCCCTTTGGCGAGGTATTGGTTCGCGGTTTCGGCTTGCTTGCCCCACACGCTTACTCTGAACCACGTTGTCTCTTCTTGCTTGCCAGTTTCGTTGTCGTTCCAAGTGCGGGACGTGGCGACGCTAAAATTGGTGACGGCCATGCCGCTGGGGAGGTAACGCATTTCGGGGTCGTTGCCGAGGTTGCCTACGATGATGATTTTTTGGTACATAATTATGCCTTTTCAATTTTCAGCGTTACCGATGGTGTGCCGCTGGTGTAAAAATCGGTAACATCAATGTCGTGCGCTTCACAAGCCGCCTTGAAGTCGTGCGTGATTTTCACGAACTCCTCGAGTTGACCAATGGTCAACCCCGCACGTTGCACAGCCGTTTTGTAGTCATACGTGCCGCGTCCATTACTAAACGTTGCCACAACGCCACGAGCGGATTGTGTCCTGCCGAGTTGCATCACTTCGGCCTTGATTTTCTCGGCCAAATTGTCGGCGACAAGCATCGTCTCTTTCCAAGATTCCATCATTTCGGCAAGTGTCATTTTCATTGTGTTTCTACTCCTCACTATGGGGCACTGCCCCGCTTGTCATTGCTACAATCAATCCGTCTACCCTGAACACCGTAGCGTCAGGGTGAGCGGACTTCACCGCCGCCTCAATCTCGCCCGAGCCAATACGCCACTCGATGGCTTGCGATAGGTCTTGGTAGACGTGAATTTGCCCGTCGCCTGAAACAGGCGTGTGGGGCACAAGGGCTAAAATTTCGGGTGGATTTTTTCGGTTGCTCATGGATTCATTGTAACCGCCCTTGCCGCAAAAAAGTGTAATGTAGGCTACACTTTCAATAGCAGTTTGGGAGATTGATACATTTGGTTTCAGGTTGTATAGTGTTGCGTCGCCCATCGGGTTACTCCTCGGCTCCCTCCCTTTGCTATCCCCACCACTCGCTCGGTACACCGTTGGGCACAATCCCGCCGCCCATAATAATGCGGTTAACGAGCGTTTTCCCTTCGCGGTTAATGCGGCGCAATTTCGCCTCGCTTTCGTTGGTTGGCTCGACAACGAAGTCAGCCCAAGTCTTTACCAAATTCTCTAAAGCGGTTTGTTGTTTCTGCGTTTTCGTTTTCATCGGTTTCTCCTATCGTAATGTTTTGCTAGGTGGCTCTCCACGCGACTTGTCCCATTACCAGTTCGGCTAGTTCGCTTGCAGTGGGGCGATTAGGTTGTACGGCCTAATCGTTTTGATGCAATACCCTTGGCAACGGCTTTTCAGAACAATGCTCATTCCCTGAACCCGTGTACTCGCGTCGCTGGTTGTACGGCCGTTGACGCTTTCACTGCGGGAGAGACAAGCCGCTCGGACAGCTACCTAACTTGTTAACAAACGGCTCCCATCCCGTTTGTGCGCCTATGCGCTTGCGTTAACTTGCTTGTGTGGTTAACTGCTATCAGTTTAACAGGCTCCCCCCCGCCTGTCTGTCAACTAGGCTACAGTTGGCTAAAACATGCTACCTACAACATGCTCATACATTTTCAAGGCCGTTTCAACCGTGACTTTCGTCGCTGGGGTGATGCTCTTGCCAGTAATCGGCTCCCACTCGGCTTTAATTGTTTCACGGGAATAGTCGGGTTTGGCGCGGCCGTCATTGCTCAGGGCGGCAATAACATCACCTACGTTTGGGCTGGCTTTCGTGGCGAGGGCGAGTTTGTGTACTTCGCTGGCCAGCGGGTGGTTATCATCCTCGGGCTGGTCAACATCGGGCGCGTCGCTCTCATCCCCCGCTACGCCGTCCACATCGCCCGCTGTGCCCTGTTCTGGCGCGGGCGGGGGTGTAGGGGCTGGGAACAAATCCGCTTGCCCCTGCTCGCGTAAATAGGCGGTGCATACCCGCTCTAACTCTTGCAAGCTAACAGGGTCGGCCGTGTATTCGTTGTCAGCCGTTGCCCCTAGCCAATCAATGATTGCGCTAACTTGCCCGCTGGTTAACAGCGTGGAGCTATCTACCCCGAACAAATACGCTTGCACTTGTTTTGCTTTTTGCGGGGTTCCAGCCGCTTTGCTGAGAGAAGAGCGCATATAGACAAGTTGCTTTTCGCTAGGGGCAGTGGTGGAGCCGTGCGCTTTGTTTTTCATGTAATCCCGTAACGCAGGTGCTTCCATTGGTTGCCCCGTGCGTCGCCCTTTGGCCGCTGGGGTTGAAAAGTCAGGGGAGGCCGTTACTTGCTGGGGCTGATGTTCTAAAATCTCGCCCTCTTCATCGTCATCATACACAAGCGGCTCCCCCTCGAAAATTTCACCTGTGCCAGAATCAACCAACATGAGGTTGCTAGGCTTTGGAAGTGCCGCTTGTTGCATTACTGACAGTTGAGCCATGACCCATTGGGGCTGTGCCTCTAAGTGCCACAGCCATTTTTCGCGCCGCGCCCGCTTGCCATCTTCGCCCGAGGGAGTTGATACCATGCGAGGTACACGGCTTAAAACAAACGGGATTCCCTGAAGGTTGCCCCGTAACGCTTCATAGGCCGCTAGGGTCTCGCTCATGCTGATAATATCGTGGATAGAGGTGGTTAGGGCTGTAACGTATGCAAGCCGTCCTAGCTGGGGAATAATGACTTTCAGCCGCCCAACTTGCTTGCCGCCTTGCGGCTGTGGCTTAGGCTCTTGGCTATACGTGCCGTCTTTCTTTTGCCACATGACCAACGTCTCGCCATCGCCCCGCCATTTTAATCCACCGCCTACCCACTCCTCTATCCAAGCATCGAAGTTCTCAGCGGCCGTTGGGAAGGGCAGGTAAATATCAACTTTTGTTGGTTGGTCGCCAAACGCTTGCAAAAACTTTTCCATTGCGTCGGGGTGCTTGCTGGTAAAGCGGAAAAAAGTCAGGTCGGGGCCTGGTCTTTTTTCGCTAACCTTCACCCCGCCCTTACGCAGTTCGCCAATGCAGGGGAATGACCCCGCCCGTGTAGTTAATCCAATAATCGCCATTGCTAAAATCCTCCTACTTTTCGGTCTAGGTCTTTCAGGTCGTTTTCAAGTGCTTTACGGGCATTGTCGCCATGATAATTGCGAACACCGTTTGTATCGGTGCGATACGCTACGCCTCGCTCATCAATCGGCGTTAATTGCGCTTGCACTTCCACGGGCAAGCCCATAAACAAATCTTGCACTTTGGCGGCAAGCTGTGGCTGTAGCCGCGCCAATTCCGCCATCACGTTATTCCGTGCCATTTGGCGCAACGCCTCGGCCGACTTTGCGGGGTCGTCCCCGTCGTCTAAGTCAGCCCATAGCGTCATTTCGACATGGGCAGAGTTGTAATCCCCCATGTTGATTTTGCGGCCGTATGTGCCGCTGATTGCTGTAAGTTTCATCGCCAATTCTCCTCGCCTAATAAGGCAAATCACTCTCTCCAAATTTGATTACAGGAATGCAATAGGTCGTTGCCGCACAGATTGGAACCGTGCTAACTTGCGCCTCTTTTTCCCACTTGCGAAGCGTCACGTATACCATACTGCCTACAACGCCCTCGACTTTGTGATACGCGCCGCCAAACTCGTGCTGGTCAAACACCGCGTCTAAAATGTCGCTTGCTACTAGTGCCTCAAGCGCATCTGTAACGGCAAACATCGGGCGACTGTCCGTGCCGTTTTTTGTTGCGAATACCCATACGTCGCTAAGGGGCGGCGCGAACGTGACGGGGTCAAGTTGCGCGTCGTGGTGGTCTTGTAAATCGTTCATCGTTCGGCCTCCATGTCAACATCAATGACGGCTCCATCGGGCAAGCATAGCAGGTTGAACTTTGCCAATCCTAGCTCGCGGATTTCCTTCATTGGGGCTTCCACTACTTCGTTTGATGCAATAAGAAGTCGCAAGTGGCCGTCCACAACTTTTAACGCTTCTTGCTTTGTGTAAATCTTAAATCGTTCGCTCATTGCCATATCTCCTTATCGTTAACGGCTCCCCCAAAACTTTCCATGTGCAAAGCTGTGCGTCGGTGACACATAGCTATTAAGCCAATCCCACGGCTTGCCGTTGCCGCTGATGGTTGCTCCCCAATTCTCCGCGTCGGCGCGGGAACGTGGGGGGATTTGGCCGACTAGGGTACAACCATGCGCCCCCAATTCCTTAGCGAAGGCGATTAGCTCTTCTTGGGTGCAATACACCCGCTCTTCAATCTTTTTGCGCTTAAGCGTCTCGGCTGGGCTTGCGTCGCGGTGGACTTTGATTGTAACCACTTCCGCCCGTAACCAGCGCATGTCTACAAAAAAGCCGTGTTGGTCGTGGCCGATGGCGGATGGTGTTGGGGCGGTGCTGTCGTATGGTTGTAGGGTTGTCATGTGCTTGTCTCCTGTCGTTTGCTGATATGAATTAAGTTTAGCAGGTAGTGGCTCCCTGTGGTGTAGCGCGGTTTACAGTTTGGTGCGTAACCCCGTTACATCCTCAAAAATGGTCGCAAGTTGGTCGTCGTAAACGTCCTCGTGCTTGCTGACTTCCTTAAACGAAGCACCAGATAACTTGCCAAACTTCATTGTATAGGTGTCGCTTGCGTCAAGCGTGATAGAGAGCATGTTGGCTTTTTTGGAACCCTTGAATGATACGGCTAACCCGCTTCCAATTGCGCTGAATTTTGCGCCCGTCATTGCTTGAAATTTGTTTCCGCCAAGTTGGGCTAGGATTGTTTGGGCGATTTGCTGGTTGGTCATTTGCTTATTTCTCCTGTGTCTCGTGTGCTTGTGTCTATAGGGAGTATTCTATAGTAAGCCACTAGCCAATGTTGTAAACCAGATTACACTTTTGCAGTAAACCTGCAAAATTGCCTACTCGAATATCTCCACAACCACCGCCTCAACCGAACATTCTAGCATGACCCTATCCCCCACTTGCGCCGTGGTCATAAACTCCCAATAATCGTTGACCTCTCTCCCCCTAAACTTGGCACGATTAGACGACAGAACGCCGTAACAGGTGCCGACCAAGTTCGGGTGAGCAATGACGGCTACACGGCCGCCCCAACGGGCTAGGGCGTTTTTGGCGGTGGCTGTTGCACTTTCGCGGGTGGTCATCCTTTCACCATCAACTCCCCCATGCGCTGTGCCCCGCCTAACGTGGTAAACCGCCCCTCTTTTAGGAGTAACCCGTTGCGCCTCACCTCTAACTCAAAGCGGCTCCCATCCCGCTTTACAGTGGCCACTGCGTTGCCGATGGCGTACACCATCACGCCGTTGTTGTTGCGCCATTTGGTCATTGCGCCTCACTCCACGCCGCCCACGCCTCTGCAAACGGCACGGCCTCGCGCCAATTGGAGAAGCTAAACCAGTGGAGCCAATCAGCGTGCTTGAGGATAGCCCGTTGCCCGTCAAACATCAAAATGCAACGGCCGTACTCAAGCGTGGGGAACCAGCTAGACTTGCCATTGCTGACAATCTCAGCTTGGTTTGCTACCCCCCCCCTTTGTTGCATAGAGTAGCTAGAATCTAGGTAGTTACGGGCAACCTCGAGGGCGAACCATTTACGGGTTTCGGTGGTCATTGTTTTACCAGCCCTTGCCAGTCATCGCCCCATTCCTCACTTTCTTCGTCGGCCGCTTTGTCTCGCCAGCACGAAACACAAACGGGGAATGAGGCAATAGAGCCGTCATCAAACAACTGACTAGCCCCTGCTTCCATTTGTTTCATCACGCCCCGCGCCGCTTTGTCGTAGCACCCCCACGACCACGGCATAGGGTTGTCGAGCGATGATAGATAATCACGCAATTCGTCGCCCATGCTCTCCCACTCGTGGCTGACAAAATTAGGATGTACCGTTGCGCCACATTTGCAATCTCCTTGCCGAAACGGGGATTCTGGCAAATCATTGTCAATGAGGTAATCAATGATGGCATGGTTTGGCCAGTAAAAAAGCGGATTCATAAACATGCCGTTATCTCGTCTCGAGTATGGGCTGACCAGCTTTTCTCTTTTTGAGGATTCAAATTTGCGGATACCAGACAAAAGCCACACGCGCCCTTTTTTGATTGTTTGCTCATGCCTCACCATAGCCTCGAAAGCGCGACCTTTTAGTCTGTTTTGAATTCTCCTGTGCAAAACATTGCCAGGGAAGCCAAATTCTTTTACAAAATCCTCGTAAGCAACCCGCCCCTCTCCCTTCCAAAAATCAACCTCTAACCCGATTAAATCCGCATAGTCTTGCACCGATTCCCGCCACCCTTCCACGGCCAATTCCGTATCCACGGCCGCCAATCGCAACTCTATCCCGCGCTCGGCAAACCAAGGCTTAACAACATGCGCTAACACGCGGCTGTCGTTGCCACCGCTAAACAACACCCGCGCAATGGGGCGGGCTGGTTTGTTGTCCAAATACGCTTGCTCTAATATCTCAAAAACCGTTGTTGGTACGTGTTGATTAAATAAGTTTTTCATTGCGGCTTTTATATCCCCCAACTTTCGTAGTGCTTCCCTACCGCCATCTTGTCAATCTCGGCCGCTTTTGGGTCAACCCCAGCCGAGCGGATTACGTTGTTTGCCTTGCGAACCGCGCCGCGTTTCGTCTCAGCTTCTAAGCGTTGTTCCCATTCTGTCTCGCCAAATTTGTTTACCGAGTAGACCCTGATTGTGTGTGTCATGGTTGCTTTCTCCTGTTGCTCATAGGGATAGTATAAACCCCCTTCCCTAGTAAAACTATAAACTAGGCTACACTTTTGCTGTTAACTTCCGCCCCAATAACCCCTTCCGCCCGCACGATTCACACATCGTTGCATCACCAACCCACGGCCGATTGTCAACATCGCCGTTGGGCAACATGGCGATTTTGCAAGAGCGGCAAATCGTGTGGTCAATGTGTAGCGCGGCCTCCTCTCTTGCCGCTTTGCTGGCTATCCGTTCCGCCTTGTCCTTCTCGCCACGCTTTTTGTTGCTACACGCTTTGCAAGCGGCGGCTCGTGTGGTTTTGCTCTTGCCGCCCCAATGGAACTGGTCGGGGGTCTTGGATTGCTTACACATTGAACATTTCTTTTCATCCGTCGTGGTCATTGTGTCACCTCTTCGCCCTTCACTTCCCCCGCTATCCCCACAATACGCTTACGCACGGCCGCGCCGCTCCACGGTTTGCCGTCACCGTCAAGCCACGCGCCTTGCTCCACGTCAAACGCCCACCCCGCCGCCATCGCCCGAACTCCAAACTCTAGCGCGGCTTCGTAGACCTGCGTCGTGGTCAATTCCCCGCCCGTCCAAACTTTCCCATTGAAAAACTCGCGCTCGATGATGATAGCGGCGGCGGTCATGGCTTCGGCGTGTTCGCTGGCAAGGGCGACAATGCGGGTCAGTATATCGTAGTGAGTAGGCGGGGCTGGTTGCCGCTGGTCGTGTAGCTCCTGTGCCTGTGCTACGGCGCGGCGCATACCCTGAACGTGCCGCGCCCGTTGTGCTATCAATTGGTGGTTTATTTGGTCATTGCTCATTGGGTTGTCTCCTATCTCAGGTCGTGAAACATCATCCGCTCGGCCGCCCAGCCCAATCTTGCTACGTATGTCGGGCCATTGCGATGTTTGGCCACGTTAAACTCAGCCACGCCGGGGGTGTCGGTAGAATCTGGATTGTAATACTCGTCACGGTACATTAGCACGATAGCGTCGGCATCCTGTTCTAAACTGCCCGAAGAGCGTAGGTCGGAAAGCATCGGCCGTTTGTCTTTTCTGTCCTCACATTTTCGGCTAAGTTGGGAGGCGCAAATTACCCAAATGTTGTTATTTTTGGCAAGGGCTTTAAGTTTCTTGCTGATGTGGGTAAATAGCGCGTTTTCGTTCTCTTGCCCAAACCCTCGGGCGTTCATAATCTGGATATGGTCAATCATTACCACTAGGTTGTCGCCATTCAATAGCACATCGCGAGCTACGATTGATTCAATCTCCTCTATGGTTATCCCGCCCTTGTGGTTATAGGTAATGTCTAGCCCGCTCATTCTGTGAACTGACTTTCCGTATTCGCTCCACTGTGCATCGGTTAGGTCGGCCGTCCGCCTATCCCCTTTGAGCAGATTGTAATTTATGCCCGCGTCTATTGCCGTTACCCGCCGCTGAATCTGAACGGCTGACATCTCCAACGAAAACAGCATTACCCGCTTGCCACGCTTGGCAAAATGTAGGGCGATTTGCCCTTCTGCCGACGTTTTGCCCATGCCGGGTCGCCCTGCTAAATAAAGCAAATCGCCCCGCTCTGGTTGCAATTCCTCTAACTCAGCAAACGGGAACTCTAACCGCTCGGGGAAAATCCCTTGCATGGCGTTTTCAGATTCTTGATAGACCTGCTGTGCCGCTTCGTAGGCCGTCACGGTGTAAGCGTCGGCCGTGCCGCTTGTAAATCCCGCCGCTATGTTTTGCGCCTTGGCTTCTACCTCGTCTATATCCATTTCTTCATTGTAGGCCAGTCGCGCCATTGCCGCCGCGCCCTGTAAAATCACCCGCCGCCGATAGCTATCCCGCACATCACGTGCATACTTCGCCGCGTTTAGCGACGTTGGCACGGCTGACACCAGCCCTACAATGTAAGATTCCCCGCCCACGGCTTCCATTTTGCCGTGCCGCCGTAGCTCCCCTAAAACGGTCAAGGTATCAATCCCCTCCCGCCATTGGGATAGTCTCAGGATAGCCTCGTATACGTCACGGTTAGCGTGGCTATGGAACGCTTCGGGCTTGAGTATGCCCATCACCTCGTAAAGTGCATCAGGGTCTATGAGGATAGAGCCTAATACGGCTTGCTCCTCCTCGGGGCTATGTGGGGGTAGTTGGTCAATGGTGGTCATGGTTCATTTGCTCCTATGGCTCCCTCCTTTGCTAGATTAACATTGGCTGGTCTATCCGTGCTTTTACGGCCTCTTCCATGTTCTTGACGGCTTGCCGATAGTAGCTAGGCTTTAACTCGCAACCAATCCCAATACGGTTGTTAATGACCGCGCCGTACACTTCGCTTCCAACGCCCATAAACGGGGTGAATACCTTTTCGCCCTCATTGCTCCACAGAACAATAGCCCGTTCAATGACATCTAATTGAAGCGGGTGGACGTGCTTTTCATCCTCCTCATCCCGTGCGTTACGATAGGGCAAAACACGGTCTAAGCGAATATCATCCCAAAACGCGCTGGCGTATTGTCGCCATATCCAATGGCTATAACGGTTCTCAATTTGGTTGCCCGTCCACCCCTTATAGCGCAATAGTTCCTCTGGGATTTTGCGCTCACCAGCATAATCAAAAAGGCCGTTAGGGTGTGCAATAGGGACAAGGTTATCGCCTTTGCGCCGAAAAACCAGCAGATAATCGGCTGAGGCGTTGCTACATTTGCTCGAATCATCCACGATGGTCTTGTGGGCGAGGCTTTTCATCATCGTGCGATTGCGAACCGCTAACGGTTCCTTCCAAATGTCATACCGTGCCACGTATTCCCAATGGCCATGACCACACGCGCCGCTCTTCTTTGCCCATCTATCGGCCGTGCAATTTTCATCACGGCAACCTAGGTGCAATTCTATGATGTCACCAGAGAAGTCCATGCGACTATCCCCGTTGCCCGTGTTGCTCAGGTTGACATCCATGCAATGGACGGCCGTCATGCGCCCCGCTTTGGTTATCCGAGCCTTTTCGTCAACAAAGAATTGGTAATGGGTCATAAATTCGGCGTAGGAGCGGGCATTGCTTACGTCGCGCTCGTCACTCGAGTAGTTGTAAAGCCCTGCAAAGGGGGGAGAGTACACCGAAAAGTCAATTGATTGGGCGGGCATAGCTTGCATAACTTGCATGCTATCCCCATTGTAAATTGCGTAGTTGCGCGTAATTGTTTGGTCTTTTACAGCCATGATGGTAACTCCAGTTCTTTGGTATAGGTGTGTAAACGCTGAATATCAATAGCATCTCGCATATGAGATACTAACTCCGAAAACATGGTATCAGCTTGCTCTTGCTTCTTTTTCATGTTTTCAATGACAGGCTTTTCCCCGCTGGTGGCTACAATGTCAATGGTGACATCGTTATCCTGCCCAAATCGCCATGACCGCCGTACCGATTGGTAGTATTGCTCATAGGAATTGGTTGGGAAGTAGGTCATGTGGGAGCAATGTTGCCAGTTCATTCCCCATGCCCCAATCTTTGGTTTAGTGACTAGGCACTTTACCTCGCCCTCGCTAAACGCCGTGAACTTCTCTTCTTTTGCTTCGTAGCTGTCTTTTCCAGAGACTTGCACCGCGCCGTCTATTATCTTCTCCAGTCTATCCCCCTCCTTGTCCAAACTGCACCATGCGATACTTGCCCCTTCTTTGGCGTTGATAATGTCGGCCGCGTATTGGCAACGCTCCAAATAAGTCCTAGAACGTTCTTTTCGTTGCTCATTTAAGCCAATAGCAGGAAGGGCGAAAAGCATACCTTGTGGAGCTGTAGCGGGGTCAATGATATGCTCGTTTACGATTAGCTCAGGTAAGACAAAATCACCGTCATCATGCCCTAAATCGGACGGCTTGCGAACCGCCCGCGCCCAAGACGCTACCCACCGCCAAAACCATTGCTCCGCATGACCCTTGAATCGCCATTCGTCATCACTCCCAAAGCGTCCCCTCATTTGCTTTGCGGTTCGTTGCTTGTTCGTAAAGAACTTGTGTAGCATATCCATATAGCCAAGATACCCCAACGCCTCGCTAGACGTGCCTAGTTCGGTGTAATCGTTGGGGGAGGCCGTGGCCGTGCCCAACAAGCGGTAGGGCTGTTTGCGCATAAAGTCGGTAATATCAGCCTTACGAACCCCGTCAAAGTTCTTCAAGATACTGCTCTCGTCGCACACCGTCGCGGCAAAATCATCAGCCTTAAAGTAGTGGAGCCGTTCGTAGTTTGCCACCACAACGCTAGATTGAATCTTTCCATCCCGCGAGTGGTAAACGTCTAGCCCAAACTTTTTGGCCTCTTTGACGAACTGGTGAGCCACGGCTAATGGGGTGAGGATTAGTACAGGCTTGCCCGTATGACGTGATACGTTTTCAGCCCAAACAATCTCCATTAGCGTCTTGCCTAGCCCACAATCTGCAAAGATGCCCCCGCGCCCTTTATTGATAGCCCAACGCATTAAATCCTTTTGGAAAGGGAATAGGCTATCTGGGATAAATTCAGGCTCAAACCCAAAGTCACCCTCGAGTTGCGCCTTTTCCTGAATAAAACTATCAAAATCTTTCATCGCTTACTATCTCCTTATTGGTTCCCAGTTTATAGCACTTCGCTTTGCCGTGGTGTATCTCAGTTTACACTTTGCCCAAACTGCCTAAATTCACTTCACCCCCGCCATAAACCGCTCACCTACCAACTGCATGAATCGGCACGGGATACCATTCCCAATAAACGTTACCGCGTCGCCCGTC